AATGAAAGATTTTGATTTTATAAGAGAATTTGGAAAAATAAAAATTTCAGATTGTTGCAAATCTGTGAAAGTAGATATGTCAAATATTTACAATAAAAAAACAACTTTGGAAAATGCAAAAAAAGTACGTGAAGAAATAGAAGATAGAATTGCAAGACTTTATTTGAAAGGAAAAAAAGAAGATGTCAACTAAACAAGTACATTATAATATAGACAATATTGATAAAGAAAACGCTAATTTTAATTTAATTTATGGGGAAAAATCAAACGGAAAAAGCTATCAAGTAAAACATAAAAAAGCAGTCGAACATTATCTAAAGACTGGTAACAGATTTATATTATTAAGACGTTGGCGTGAAGATATTTCTAATTTATGGATAAAACAATATTTTTCAGATGTAGACGTAGCGAAATTAACAAATAACAAATATAATTGTATAACTTGCTATTGTAAAGTTTTATATCTTGGAGTATATGACGCGGAAAACAACAAAACAATTAAAGGGGAAAAAATACGGGTATGTAATGGCATTGTCAACAGAACAACACATGTCGGGTGCTTCATTTTTAGATGTTGACATAATTATATTTGAAGAATTTATGGAACGTGGCACATATATTTCATATGAACCAGACAGACTTATGATATTTTATTCTACAATAGACAGAAAAAGAGGAACAACAAAACTTTTTATGGTAGGAAATTCAATTTCAAGAGTATGTCCATATATAAATGACTGGGGGCTTGACAAAATATTCAGAAAACTACAACAGGGACAAATTGAAACTAAAATAATACACAATAAAGAAAATGATGTAAAAATAGCAATAGAATATTGCAGTAGTAGTGGCGGAAAAACAATGGCAATAGGAAACGCAAGTAAAATGGTTGATAGTGGAAGTTGGCAAACAGTACCACAACCTCATTTGCCTAAATCATTGAAAGATTATAAAAAGCTATATACATTTGGATTTCAATATAAAGGCTTCAAATTTTTATGTGAATATTTAAAAGACAAAGAAACTAAAGAGGTTTGCTGGTTTATATATCCATTTTACAAAGATTTTTCAAATAAAATTATAGTATTTTCAGATGAAATAAAAATAAGTAAATATTGGCAACGTGATATTTACAATCCATCTTTTAATAATGATGGTTTAAAAAAATTACTTGCTACATTTAAAGAAAATAAAATATTTTATTCAGATGATTTATGTGGAACAGATTTTAAACAAGTTATTGATTTTTCGATAAGGAGATGATAGAATATGATTGAATATTTAAAAGAATTATTACAAGATTTAAAACAATGCGAAAATGAAATATGTCCAACATTAGTTTGTTTACATTTAAAACAAAAAAATTTTGCATTAGAAACAGCAATTGAAATTTTAGAAAAAATTAAATATGAAGAAAGGAGTTCACAAAATGGCAATATTGAATAGTAAAATAATACTTGCAAAAGGTATAAAAATGGATAGAGAATATAACAACGTTTTAAGTTTTGGAACAAATAGAATATTGGAAATATTAAATAGTAACTCACATTATGTAAACTCTAGTAACACATTTGCTTTTATTGGAGGAAATAACACAAATGTAATTTCTTGTCCATTTACTTACAATGAATGTTTAATTTCAAACTATATAGCATTTCAAAATCCGAATTATTCTAATAAATGGTTTTTTGCATTTATAACAAATGTAATATATAAATCAAATGGAATGACGCAAATTGAATTTGAAATAGACGCGTGGTCTACATGGTTTGAAGATTGGACAAAGAAACCATGTTTTGTAAATAGACACCATGTAAATGATGATACAATAGGATTACACACATTACAAGAAGATTTGAATATTGGAGATGTAATACAAGAAGATATTCAAGAGGATTTATCATATACTTATGATTATTGGATTGTAGTTGAAAGTGCATGGCAACCGAACGACAATTCTACATCAGGCGGGGAGCAATTTTCGGGAATAGGAATTTATAATAAATCTGTTTTTGGAACTAATTTATATTTATTTAAATATGATACAGACACATCAGCTAATAGATTACCGAATATACTAGATTTAGGATTGTTTTTATATAGAACAAATGCGGATAGTCATATTAATGATGTAACAAATATGTATATTGTTTCTGACGCTGTTGTAAAACAATCAAAATTAGAATTGCATACAACACAATCTCCTCTAGGAAGTCAAACATTTTCATTTTATAAAGCAAAAATGGATACAGATATAGTTGGATTTGACACATCTATTTCGAAAGTAACTTCATTTAATGGTCTTTCAATAAAGAATAACAAGTGTTTCTGCTATCCATATAATTATTTGTTAGTAAGTAACAATATGGGAAATAACAATATTTTTAAATATGAAGATTTTTACAATCAAAACAATTGTGTATTTAAAAATCAACTTGCAATTTGTAACGGTGTATCTGGTAGAATAATTCCATATAACCACAAAGGCAAAGAATGGGACTATGACGACGCATTACCACTTGCAAAATATCCAACATGTTCATGGAGTTCGGACGCATTTGTAAATTGGATATCTGCAAATGCTGTAAACAATGCAACACAACTTGGAATGTTAGCTGGAGGAATTGCTGCAACAATGGCAACTGGGGGGGCAGCTGCTCCAATTGCTGCTCTTGCAATGTCGGGTGCAAAACAAAGTCAACAAGCAATGATGAACGCTAGGCAAAATTTGGCAAATGTACAGACAGGTGCTTCAATGGGACTTTCAATATCAAGTACAGTTGCGGGACAAATTGGGGGATTTTATTCTGCTAGTTTACTTCCGAACATACAAGGAAATCAACCAACAGGCGATATTGCATGGGCTAGTAATTCAATAAAATTTACTTTCAGAAAAATGAGAGTAAAAGACGAAAATATCAAAATTATAGATGATTATTTTTCACGATATGGGTATAAAATCAACAGAGTTTTAGAACCTAATATAATAGGAAGAGAAAATTTCAACTATGTTGAAATCGGATCAACAGAAGAAATAGGAAACGGGGACGTTCCAGTTCAATTCATGGAAAAAATAAACAACGCATGTAGACGTGGTGTTACAATTTGGCATAATCACGAAAATATAGGAAACTTTAACGTTTCAAATAATATAGTATAAATTAAAAGAGAGGAAATTTCCTCTCTTTAATTTATTGGATAAATTCTCATACAATAGCCACTATTTCCTCCAATTTTACATACCAAATTTGCACCACCTGTCATTGATACAAATATAGGTGAACCATCGCTATAAACTCCAGAACCTATTAACATGCCTGGGTGTGATTTTGAATTGTGCATTAATACATAACCATTTATAGTACCATTTGATGTTTTTGAAACTTCAGCCATAAACATTCCGTTGGTGTCGTAATTAGAAAATTCACTTGCATTTTGTAGGTTCCAATTTACGACGCTACCGTCTAAATATCCAGCTGGATTTTCAAATAATGAAAGTTTTAATAATTGAGGCAATGAACCTTGAAATTTAGATTGTGCAACTTTAATTTTATTTGGTAGTATGTCATTTGACACAGAATTTAATGTTATATTATTAAATGAACCTGTTATAATTCCGTTTATAGTTGTATTATTTGAAAATACTATTTTTGAATTATTAAGTGACAAATTATCATCTATTATAATTCCAGTAAAATACATTTCATTATTTGTAAATATTCCATCACCTTTTTTTGCTATTTTTCCACCTTCAATAAATTCTATTCTAGAATTTTGAATTCTATCAATATACATTTTTTTATCAGTAAGAATATGAATTATTAGATTAGCTTCACGAATAGATAAGCCAAAACCATTTTCAATAAAATTACCAGCATACCATATATCAGACATATTATAAGTTAATGCATAATATAAAGCAAATTCATTTGAATGAATAGGTAAATCAGATAAACCATTTTCAAAAAATCCATTGCTTTCACTATTTGCATATAAATGATAACGTGTAAATGGATTTATTAAACCAATAATTGTACCTAAATAGTTTTTAGTCAAATTTGTTTGTACTATTGCAATAGCACGTGAATTATACATATTAAGAGTTGCACATATTGAGCCATCAAAATCTATTAAACTTTCATATTCACAATATTTCAATTTTGAAGGTAAAATTCCAAGCACTTCATAATTTTTCATATTTACAATAGCAATTGTGTTTGAATGTACAATATACATTTTATTATTACTAATTATAAAATCTTGAAAATATGAAACATTTGAAAATTCAAAATTAATAGATGTTATATATTCACATTGTGTGAAAGTATCATTTAATTTATATATATTATTTATTTTTCCAGTAGATAATACTGAAAGTATATACAATTCATTTTCTTCGTTAAAAGATATACCATGAATTGTTGTTCCTGTTGGTAAATTTTGTATTGTATATCTATTTTCTAATGTCATGTTGTACGGATTAAAAGCATATATTTCATTATTATATGTTAATAAAACATGATTGTGTATTTTATCAAATGCCATTGAATTTAAAGAACCTGGTGTTGTTGTAAAAACACTTGTAATATTATATTCAGTTACATTTTGATTTTCACAGTTAAAGTCTATAATTCCAAAATCTCCATTATAACTATTTTCTATTGCAACGAAAATATGTCTTTCATTATTAATTTTTGCAAAACAAGAACCTTCAACTACTACATTATTTGAATTTGTAAAACCTTGAACATTATAAGATATAAAAGGAAATTCAACAATCATTTTTCCTGTTTCTAATGTGTCTAATATTTCGTTTTGTGTGTTTATTATATTTTGAAAAATTTCTTGATTTATAATTTCTGCTAATGTTCCGTCTTCTGCCATTTCATCAAGTTTATTATTTACATCTTCTTGTATATCTATATTTTCTAAATAATTGTTTACATAATTTTGTAAATCTGTCATTGCATTTGTTACATTTTCCATTTGTTCGCCTGTTAAGTTCATGCTGTCAATTGTTTTGTTCAAATATTCAACAACTTTACTGAATAAATGATAATTATTAATTGCGTCAAAATCATTTTCAATAAATGGAAAATTTTCCAAAACGAACCACTTAAAAGGTGTTAAATTTTTATAATCAAAATTATTCATTTTATTACCTCTCTTTCTATGCTAATTGATAAAAAAGACTGTCTAAATCTTTAAATATCATTTCATATATATTATTTATATTTGTTTGCATTTCTTTCATAATTGCAATTTTATCTGCTGGACTTCTTCTAATTTCTTTTGTATATTCGTTATTGTCTGTTCCATTTGATGTAGCTGAACCGTTTGATGTTGAACTGTCTGAACCGTTTGATGTGTCAGTATCATAGTTGTAATTTCCTACATATGATCCATCACGTAAATTTTCCAATTGGTCCTGGGGTAACTCTGAATTTCTTCTATCTGATGTTGAGCTACTTTGTGTAGTTGATGAATTAGACAAAGTGTTTTGAGTTGTGTTTGTTGTCTGTCTTTCATCTGTTCCAGTTTCTGTTGTAACTTCCCCACTTTCAAAAATATTCCAATTTTCCAAAGCGTCAAACATTTTATTATATATCGGCATTATTGAATTAAGTTTTACATTTAATTGTAGTTTAAAAGCTGTTAATGTATCATATCCAATACGACGCATTATAAATTTATTTAAAATCATTGTTTCAAATTGTTCCTTTGTAATATTATTTGTTAATGGATATTCAAAATCAAAAAATGTAGAACGTCCTTCTTTTGCTAAATTACTTATTTTTGTTTTTTCATCTTTTCCATAATTTACAATACTTTCTAACAAGCTATATACTGTTGGTGGTAAATTTATCATTGTAGGCATACAAGGAAATAAAAAAGGATAAAAATAACTATTATACATCATCTTCTATTACCTCGCTTTCTTCATTATCTTCAATTACATCTTTTTCAGATGTTGGAATTCCGTCGTAATATCTAACATTTATCTTTGTTCCGAATTTTTCATTTATTAGTTTTATTGCTTTTTGTCTTGGTTCAAATCTTGAATATCTACTTGCAATTGTTCCGCCTTGACTTGCCAAAACTTCATCTTTTATATTACGTTCTTTCTTTTGGAAATTCATATTTGCAATACCAATTAATCTTAAAAATTCATTCCATAATTTTTCTTTTTGTATGTCTATTTTATCTGCAACATAAGGGGCTGGTTCTAAAATCAATTGAATGTCGTCAAGGTTTATATCTTCATAAGTAAGAACTGTGTTTTCTAATCCGTCAACGTTATTGATAATATCACGTATTGACCTTTCTTTATCTGATGATGTTTTCCAAAATCTTGGAGTACGTTGTTGTAAAATATTTATGTCAATTGTTCTTGTATCTAATGCAATACGTTCTGCGTATTGTGTTATGTCTAAAAATAATGGATAACGTCCGTTGTTATCATACATAATTATATATTCATCTGGATTTAATATTCTTCGATAACTTCCATTTGGTGCGATTGCCATTATCTTTTGTGGTCTTTGGTATATGTCTAATGTTCCCATAACAGTATATGGAAGTGCGATAACTCCTAGATATTCATCTTTGAAAAAAGCAATAGAACCATCACGCAACAATTTTTTATTTAAGAACGCAACATCTATAAAGTCTGGTAAATTCTCAAACTCGAAAACATTTTCTGCAAGTGTTAGCATTTCTCTTAAATACATTTGATAAGTTCTAAAGTTTGACAATTGATTTTCTTTTAATTGTTTACGCATTTCTTTCTCCTTTCTTAAAAAATTAAGGGATAGGGATAATCTATCCCAATCCCTGTATTTTGAAAAAATTATGATACAGTAACAACAATATTTCCAGTAACTGAGTCAATATTTATTGTTTTATTTGTTGAGTTATATGCTGTTGATGTTACAGCAGTTCCGCCCATTGTTACTGCAACAGTATCTCCAGCAGCAACACCAGTAAGAATTGCACTGTATGAACTTCCCTCACTTATTTTCTTTGCTTTATTTGATGTTTTTACACCTGATTTTAAAGTATTTGTTATTGTGAATTCTTCAACAGTTCCATCTGAGTCTGTATCACTTGCTACTTTAAATGCTACAGCATTTACTAGATTTGAATATGCAAGTGTTTGCCATACATGTAAATAATAATTTTTATATAATCCCTCAGCGTTTTCGAATTCTTTGAATAATAGTAAATCATCGTATACTTGTAAGAATTGTTCATCTACTAAACAAGCTCTTATGCTTTCATCTGGGAATGCGTCAATAACAATTTTTCTTGTGTCGTTAAATTCAGCAACACTCATATTAAATACATAAGCAAGAACTTCAATTGATACTGAAACATCTGTAGCATTATCAATTATTAATATTTGTTCGCTTTTTGGTGTGCATGTAATTAATGCTTTAGTATCTGTTGATTGTGAGCTTAAATATGCGTTGTTATTTGAATTTGCAAAAACCATATCTCCAGATACAATTTTTACAGCTTTTATAAAGTCTTTTGCATTTTGTTCACTTGCAACTGGGTCTGGAATTGTTACAACTTTCATTGCGTTATTATCAATTGCTTGTTTGATTAATTGTTTCATTAATACAAACTCATCTAACTCACTTGAATTATAAAGTGTATTAATTATTGTTTGTATAAATGACTCTAATTTGTCATAAGAAGCAAATGCTTTTTGTATTTGTTCTGGCGAAATTGTGATTTTGTATCTATCTTGTCTATTCATTCTGTGATATACAGCTTTTACATCAGGCATTTCTCTTTGAAGTAAGTCAGCTCCTGTTGGGTCAAATCCTTTTGCTTGTACAAAGTTTGCATAAATTTCCTCTATTGTATCTCCTAGAGGTTTTGTTCCTTTTTTAAGTGACTTTAAAGGGTCACTGAAAAATTTGTTATGAATAACTTGTTTTATAATCATATTTAATAATGTTGATATAAATTCATTTGTAACGACTGCATTATTTGGGTTAGTCATACCCTCTTGAATGTCTTGGATATTTGTTCTTGTAGCTTCTGGAATTCTACTTCTATAAATATCACTTGCATTATCTCTAATTGTATTTAATACTCCTACTAAATCCATTATTTTAACTCTCCTTTCTCGTCGAATAAATCTTCATATTTACGAGGTTCTTCCTCGTCTTCTTCGACTTCTTCTTTTTCTACGACTTCAGTTTCTGTTGCAACTTCGTCGCCTTTTAAAAATCTTTCTTTGTATTTTGTTTTTAACTCTTCATATTTTGCCTTTACTTCTTCTAGTTCTGTGTTGTCTACTTCCGGAGCTACTTCCATGCTGTCTGTAACATCTTCTAATAGACTGATTTTTACTTCGTCATCAATTTCTAAACCATTAATTTTAGAAATTAATTCATCTTTACTTAACTTCATTATTTCTCGCCTCCTCTCTGTCTAAGCGTTCACATAATCTAGTAAGTGCTATTGTGTTATTATTTAATGCTTCTTTGATTTCGTCCTTGAAAGCATTCATTTCCTTTGTATGTTGCTCGTTTAATGCTTTTGTATCTTCTCTATTTGATTTACTCATATCTTTTACATAAATTGCCATAAATATACAAGCAACTATTGGAAATGCATAACTTCCGAAGTAATTGTAAAAACATGTTTGTATCCATCTTGACACCTCCATATTTATATTGTTAACATAAAATTATTTTTTTGTCAATAAAAAAGATGTAATTTTTACAAATTACATCTTGCAAAATAAAATGGAGAAAACCACTATATTTATTAAATGGAAAACACATTTTTTATATATCATATTTTTATAATTTTGTCAAATTTCTTTTATTTCTTAATTTTCTAAAATAAATTACCCATGGAAATTTTTTCTTTGTTAGTTGTGTCGGTGTAGGCGGAGTTGGTGGTGTGCTACCGTCCCATTTTACAATTGTTCCCCTTTCGTTCGGAAAACCTAAAGGTTGACAAGGATCTACAAAATTGCTACAAGACCACGCCTGTGTTGTGCTTGCTTCCAAATGTAAGTGTGTGCCTGTTGAATTTCCTGTGTTTCCCATTTTTCCTACAATTGTATTTAAGTTTACTCTATCACCAACATTTAAAGTTACACTTCCGTATAACATATGACAATATCTATAATAAAGACCTGTTCTATGGTCTAAAATTTGTACTTGATTTCCTAACGCTGGCGTTGTTCCTGTACTTTCTTTATATACATATACAACTTCCCCGTCATCTGTTATTGAGTATAAATCCGGGTTTTGTACTGCTACACCACTTTGCGGAAAATCTACACCAGTATGAAAACCACAACTATAACTACTTGATGGGTTGCCATAGGGTTGTCCAATTGTACAATCAAGGTGCATTGGGCTATATTTTGTTGTATATTCTGCCATTATTTATCACCTATTTCTTTATTTAAATTTTTCATAACTAAATTATACATCTCTTTATCTTCACAATCTAAATAAATGTTCATATTATTTAATTTTCCTAATAAAAGTAAAACCTCTGCGTTATTTTCATTATAATAACCACTGTCATTTTCTAAAAATGTAAACATTTTTGCAATTTCTTCTTTTGTTGCTTTTTGTTTAATATATTCAAATATTGTCATTTACCCCTCCCAACCATTTGACAAAACCTGATTTTTTATTGTTTGTATTGTCTATATTATAAACTATTAATGCTCTATTGTTTATTATTCCATAGCATTCAGCTTGTTCGTATTCATGTAAATATCCTATTTGTTTTGTGCAATTTATATCTTGATATACTGGTTCAACTGTACTTCCATTTTGATATACTTTCATTTCAAAATCACTCCCAACATTTATATTTTGATTTTCTGTATTTTCACATTGTATACATTCGTTCATATCTACATTTGTATTAATTCCGTTTACTTTTCCCTCTGATGTATATTGCCATAAGTCATAACGAAAATTTTCTTGTGGTTTATTCTTTACCCATTTTGCAAGCCATATTTTATATGTTATTAATCTGTCAATATACATTTTATATTTAAACCAATATTCACTTGCATACACACCTGCTTTTTTGCCTTTGCTTTCAACTGTTTTACAAAATATTTCGCTATGTCTTGTCAATTCTTCTTTGTCTAAATATTCGATAGTTGGGTCTTCTAAATCTAAAAAACACGCTAAATCACATTGTTTGTTATATATTTTATTTAAAAACCATTGTGTACCGCTTGCAATTGCTTGTTGGCTTTTACAATATGAATATACATAAAAACCGATTTTTAAACCAACTTTTGTTGCACCTTGATAATATTCTTCAAAGTATTTGTCAATGGTGTGATTTTCTTTGTTTCCTATCCAGCCGACAC